CGTCTAGAACTTTCTCCCAGCTATCCTGTGCGCCTTTTGAAATGTATGCTGTTACATAAACGCCGTTATAAAATTCTTTAGTTGCTGGGTCGTAGAAAGTTTCTGGCTTAAAAGAAACCATCTTCCCAACTGCAAGAGATCCGTGCATTTCACGAATGTTTCCACGGAAACCTTCAAATGCTTTTACGCTTGCTTCTGATGTTACAACGTCGCCTGTTTGATCAACATTGTCGAGTGTTGCAAAACCAGATACGGTTCTCTTTTCACGGTTAACTTTAGTGAAAGGAACAGACAAGTTAATGTCGTTGCCATGGCTAGTCCATAAAGACTTTTCAATATTCATATGCTTAATTTTATCTACTTATAGATAAAAAGGCAAATAACAGTTGAGTAGAGTTAGTCAACCTGTCTGCCATCGCCCTTTGCATTTCTGCCTTCTCCTGAAATATCAGGGGCAGCTGCTTGGCGATTTTGAGATCTTTGTCTAGTATTTCCAGCCTGGGCTAATTGCTCTGAAGCCGCCTGACCCTTTAGGTCTATAACGTCATCTCCGCCATCAAGTGGAATCATACCCTTTCTAATTCTAACTTCATTAGGGGTAATTACCTGCATTCTTAAATATCTTTCGTCAATTTTAGACTGAGTATCTTCATCAGTTAAAGTTAATTCATTAAATTTAAGGGATAAAGCATCTGTTTTTTCCTCAAATATTTTATTTACTTTCTTTTCTAAAATCATCTGGGCTGGGCGGCAAACCTGCTCTTTAAATGTTTTATCCGCATCTCTTGCCACTGCCAAATTTACGCCTTCTGGAGTTCCAATTTTATTAATTGGGACACGGTGGGCCAAAAGGATCTCGTCTCTATTTGATTTGCGATAAATATTAAATGAAGACTCCTGTGGATTTGCCTCCACTGGCTCCATCTTAAATTCTGTCTTTGAGTCGGGAGTATCTCCTGGAAGTGGAATATATAGGGATCTGTGATTCTTTCCCTTTAGACCGACCTGGAAAAATTCAAGCAATTTTCTTTCTGACTCTGGAGAAAGCTTGGCTCCCTTTACTGTAATAATATATCTTGGGACCGCCTTGTTTTCAAAGTAGTCTAGGTTATATCTGCCAGATAATTCATTACCTGCAAGGGCTACTTGAGCCGCAATGATATCTGGAATACCGTAGTAGTTATTCATAGGGGTATACTTCTTCAAATGAATAATTTCATTTGGGCGATCTTCTTGACCAGCAATTGGATTCTCTGTTTCTGAGTCTCCAAAGTTGTTAAAGTATACTGCCTTGCCGTATAGCAATTGAATAAAGCCATCTCTTAGTCTACGCACACGCATTGTCTTTGCTGGGATATGCCCAATGTATCCAATGTTTCCGCCTGTGGTTCTACCTATTTCAATATAACCATTTCCTGTTGCTTCTAAATCTGTGTAAGTTTTAATTAAAGTTTGAGTGAATGTATCTTCATCATTTGTTGTATCAAGCCATCCGTGAATATCTTGACGCAACTTGCTTATCTTTCTACGTGCTCTTTCAAGGGACTTGTCATCTGTAAGTGAATCAAGGGCATCATTTGTTTTCTTTGTTTCTACAAAGTCATATCCTAGGCCAACTATGTTGGCAACCTTTGCATTAATTGCTGCATAGTTATAGGTTGATGTTTCATATACTACCGAAAGGTATTCAAGATTATATGTTGGTTCAACTAAGTCAAACATGGCATATCCTGTAATAGCTTGTGCTAATAGATTTTGCTGCGTTCCCGTTCCTTCTACGCCAGTAAACGACTTAGAAAATTCTCTGCTTATCTTGCGTTTAAATGAGGAGCCTAGCCCTCTAACCTTTTTTAACTCATCTATTCCTGCGGCAAATGGATCATTGCTTACTTGATCCTTTTTTAATGAGAACCAATCTGCTGTGTTTGAAATATCAATTATATTTTCAGAATTCTCATCATCAATAAACTCTACGGTCATCTCATGCCCCTTAATTTTTTCATATCGTCTTTATAGCTTCCAATATCTAGTGGGTCTGGAACTAGTCCCCAGTCAAGTCTTTGTTTTTGGTGTTGGAATTCTTCATCGTCAATTTTTCTTCTTGCAGAAAGAAATTTAGGCCCGCCTTCATATATACCGAATGAGCGAACTTCTCTAGCCAAAGCATCGACCCTGGATCTATTTCCTTTTTTGGACGTGACCGAAAGAAAGTTGCCATCATCGTCTCCAATCCATCTGCCGTCTGGCATTTCCCAAACATATATCCCAAGAGTAGATTCTTCTTCAAGGACCTTAGTGTTTATACGATTAATATCCATAGTAATTTATTTTACCATTATTTCCTACACAAGTCCAGCTTTTTGTCAACGAATAGGACAAATTATTTGTTTTGTAGCACTAACCAGTCGTTGTCGTAGAAGTCAACAGAGTTTTCTGTCAAAGTAATGGACGAATCATCTGCGATAGAGGCTGATCTGCCAATATGCATATTATAATGGGATAGGGCTAATGTTGAATCAAAGGCGGAAGGGTAATAAGAAAGATATTGATATAGGCTAGAAGGCCCACCAGTTACAGTATGGCCAAATAGGATCGTTCCCGTTATTGGACCACTTGTTACTATTACCACATGATAAAGCTCATTTGCTGTAAACACAGAACTGATATTTGTCTGAGATATCTGATTTACCCCATTGATATATATGGCAGATATATTAGATTTGTTAATTGTTCCAGCATCCGTCCATGAATATCTAGCAGATACAAAGTCTCCATTTGCCCCGCTAAATAAAATGCAATTTGATGTTAAGGCTGATAGGGTTATAAATAGCTCTACAGTTCTAATTGATTCAGTGATATCAATCTTGAATCCCGCCCCATCTGCTGTTGTTAAACCATTTAGCTTTTGGCGGGAAAGAATAGGATACCTAACTCTCCCTAATGTAATATCCTTTGAGGCAAATCCAGAGGTTCCCTCTATTGTATAAATATAGTTAGGGTTGTTTGGGGAATATAAAACCTGATCTTTGTAGAAGCAAACTAGTAGGTTATAAAGTCTGGGAATAAATTTAGTTGCATCTGATGAGGTAAATGTTATCTCAAGATAAAGGGTTCTTTCAGAACTAAATGCTCCTAATTTGAATTGAGGAATGGCTTTTCCATTAGCACATGATTGCCATGCTGTTCCATCTGTAGAAGTTCTTACAGATACCCCGTTATCGCCGCTCCACTCTATCTTAGAGGAGTCTAAATCGAATCCCGAAGGAATTGCTATGGCATCTACTACAACCACGCTCTTAGAGGCTGCAGTGGCCGTTTTCTTGATTTCTAGGCATTTCTCTTCTGTGTTATAAATTAAATCATTTGTGGCAAAATATTCTAATGGGCGGTTGGCGGGATATGCAAAATTAAATTGCTTGCTTACGCTATCATCATATATTTCAAATAGTGTTCCACCATCTGGATATGAAATTTGGAGGGGAGAAGTAGTACCAGAATAAGTATAATGTTCTATGACTCTGTTTGCTCCCAAAGCATATCTGTATACTGCTGGAGCATCTACAATAAATGAATCTGATGAATTTCCTGTTGGTCCCAATTTTAATGTAATTGTTGCATTGGTAAACTTATAATTAGTTAAAGTTTTGCTTGCTGCAAATTTGCCATCTACATACAATGACATTTCTGTAACAGAGTATGTGGCTACAATATGATGAGATTGGCTGATATTAGGTAAAGTGTAATCAAGTCTTTCCGCCTCAAGTTTAAATACTATGTTTCCTTTTTCATAGAAGACGCCCACATTTTTTACTGAGTCTGCAAATATAGTTGTTAGGCCAGTAGTTGTAATTTTAGGATATAACCATACCTCTAATGAGAATGCATTATCTGATGAGTTGTTATCTGCAAATCCGCCATCGGCGGTAGATCCATAATAATCCTTAGTTACGGGTAATGTAATATATTTTGTATTTGTTATAAGAGAGCCATTTGCTCCACCTGAAACAAGTGGTATAAGTCCTGTTGAGATTCCGCCTGAATATGTCCCATTGTTTGAGCATCCAGAAATATCAGATGCAGATGTTCCAGATAACTCATCTAGTGGCCAGAAGCCAATTGGGTAATCTTGGATTACTTTAAGTTGATATGACATAGGCTATCCGCCTACAGATGCTTTTGTATAACGGATAATCATTAATCCTGAACCGCCGTTTGCTCCATTAACATAGGATCCAACATACATACCAGCTGCTCCACCACCAGAACCTGTATTAGTTATTCCAGAACTTGGACCGTAAGAACCGCCATTTGCTGCTCCACGAGATCCTCCTCCTCCTGCTCCGCCACCTAATCCTTGTGAGGCTGGGGCTGTAAGTTCAGATGCTCCCGATCCACCACCAGCAATTCTTCCTCCAGAAGTTGCAGAAGACCATCCGCTAATACCAGTCATAGATGAAGAAATTGCTGTAAGCCAAGAAGAATAAGTGTTTGTTCCATCTCCACCAGATCCAGGTACGTTACCAGATGCATTTGATCCAACTGCCCCAGAACCTCCGCCGCCGCCGCCTGGATATGGATTTGCTGGAATTCCTAGCCCTCCATTAAATCCTTGCCCACTTGTACCTGAACCAGCTACATTTATAGATCCTCCTGCTCCGCCTCCTGAACCACCATTTTGTCCTCCATTATTATCATTCCAACCTCCGCCTCCGCCTCCGCCAATTGCCGTTAAATTGCTAAAAGTTGAATTTAATCCATTCGTACCTGTTTTTCCTTGACCAGCTCCGCCAGCTCCACCACTACCTATAACTACTGGGTATGTGTTTGCAGCATAAGAGGATGATGCATAAAGCAATCCCCCAGCTCCGCCTCCTCCAGAATCACCATTACCTCCAGCTCCTCCACCGCCGCCTGCGATTAAAACAACTTCAGCTGGCAATGTATAATTTGAAATAACCAAGTTGCTACCTGTTGTAAAAGTTCTATAGTAATATGTTGAATCTGAACTTAATGTTCCTCCAGATACAACTGGTGCAGGAACAATAATACTAAATGATCTTGTAGATGCTGTATTAATTCCATCAGAAACAGATATTGTAAATGTATAAGTTGCAGGATTTGCAGACATTGTTCCCGAAATTAATCCACTTGAAGACAATGATAAACCTCCAGGTAAAGATCCAGAAGAAACAGCATAGGTTAGTGCATTAGATTCATCATCAGTTGCTGCTAACTGCACACTTACAGAGCTGAAGTTGCCAAATGTACCAAGTGATCCTGAACTTGTGCTCCATACTGGAGAATCATTAATGTAAAATGCATCTGGCAGTAAACCAAATAAATTTGAAGGGTTTAAAACTTTAATATCATAAGGCTCATATGCTGCAGAAAGCCCAGTAAATAAAGCAGTCATCTGTACTATTGAATTAGTAGTTGATGTTGTTGCTTGGTACTCGACTGAATTTGTTCCAACTGCATAAACAATTCCACCTGCAACAAAATTTGTTCCTGAAATTGTAATTGTTCCAGAACCAGAAGATTCATTATATGTACCAGATATGCTTGCTACTCCTGGAGTTTCTTGGACAATATTTTGCCATCCTGTGCTTGTATAAAGCTCAAGTCTTCCAACTTCACCATTTGAATACAATTGTCCTAGGGTGGCATTAGCAGGACGACCTGCTGTATTTCCAAACGGAATACCTGATGAACTTGATTTTCTAATTGCCATTACTCAAACCTCCAGCCTAAAGTGGCTCCTGTATATACTAATATTGATATAGATTGATCTACGTCAATTATAGCATCTTCTGATAATCCATTAATCTTCCCGCCGTTTCTTGCTATTGTAATATTGTTTGTTCCCGCCGTTCCTGTAGAATCATATACTTCAATTGTATCTCCCGCTGAGGCGGAAGACGGAAGAGTTAAAGTTCTAGCAACTGATGTATCTGTAAAATATCTTTTTCCTGCTTCAAGAGTTGTATTGCCAGCAATAATAACATTAAAGGCGGTAGGCAAAGATGCAGAAGTTCCCACTTGTTCCCAAGTAGTTCCATTCCATACTCTTATTAGTTTAGCCACTGAATGACACCGTACCTGACCCTAATGTAAAAGATGTTATTTTATAACCAGTTACAGCTGTAGAAGTTGATAATGTTAATCCACCAGATTGTGACATTGAATATGATGAAGGATATTTTATTACTACAATTCCAGATCCTCCGCTAGAACCTAATCCATTTGCTGGATTGCTTCCGTAGTATGCTCCACCACCGCCTCCGCTGCCAGTATTTACTGCACCAGGTGTTGATGATGCACCATTATAAACTCCTCCAGTTCCGCCAATTGAAGAACCTCCAGATCCAGGTGTTGCTCCTGATCCTGAGTTTTGTGCTCCACCACCGCCGCCGCCTGCATAAAATAAACTTGCTCCAGTGATAGAATTAGAAACTCCCAAACCTCCGTTGCCACCTTGGCCTGATCCAGGTGCATTTGATCCAACAGATCCTGAACCGCCTCCTCCGCCGCCTCCGTAGTTAGCACCACCAGCTACTGCGCCAGTGCCTCCGTTATTTCCTTCTGATGGAGAATATGAACCAGAGTTACCTGCGCCACCTGCGCCACCTGCGCCTGTATTTATATAGTTACCTCCGCCGCCTGAACCACCAGATGCACCTGATCTAACTGGGCTTTCACCTTCAGATCCGCCGCCTCCTCCGCCTGAAGCATAAATTGAAGAAAATTGTGATTGAGTACCGCTGCCTCCTCGTGCACTATTTGTGATAGGTAATCCAGCAGTGCCTACTGAGACAGAATAATTTGTTGCAGCAGTAAGTGTTAGTGATCCTGTTCTGTATCCACCTGCTCCTCCTCCACCTGAGCCCGAACCAGCTCCTCCCGCTCCACCGCCACCAACCACTAAGTATTCAGTTAACAAAGGTGGTAATGTTGAAATTACATTAAAAGACCTTGATGAAGTATTTAATCCATCTGATGCAGTTATGTTAAATGAATAAGTTGTATCTGAACTAATATCTGGAGATGTTCCAGTTAATGCTCCTGTTGATGAATTTAAAGAAATCCATGCGGGTAGATTAGAGGAAGAGTAAACTATTGAGGTTCCGTCTGGGTCTGTTGCAGATACAGATACACTTAATGCAGTTTGTTCATTTATTGTAGCAACTGTACCAGATGCAGTATTCCATGTTGGGCTTCCGCCAGCATCTAAAGCATTTTCTAGTATTGCAAATTGATTGTCATTATTTATAACCTTAACATCGTATGGTTCGTTTGCTACAGACAATGTAGGTGTTGTAGCAGTTACTGTTGTATCTCCTACAAATGTTGCGACTGGAGAACTATACACTGTTGTATCTGATCCAATAAATTGAACTACTACGCCTGTTTTAAAATTTGATCCAGTAACAGTTATTGTTGTTCCTGTTGTTACCGCTGTTGTTGGAGATATGCTAGCAATTTGTGGAGCGGGATCTTGTGAAACCTTTTCCCATCCAGTAGATTCATATGCAATTAATGAGGTTAAAGTTGTGTCAAAGTAAAGATCTCCTATTGATGGAGATGCTGGTCTGTTTGCAGTTGTGCCTCTACCATAGTGACCATTTGATGCAGTTGCATGAGTTGAGACGGCAGAAGAAACTTCAGTATCAGTTGAAAGAACATTTGCAGCTGTTAGTATATTTGCTATATCTCTGATTCTGCTCATGCGTAAGTTATACTTCCTGTGTTGTTAAATTGGTATATGTAGTAAGATCCTGAAGTTGTTGCAACAGGTGAACCAGTAGTTGCACTTGCTGGACGTTGTGTACGAAGTATAACTACTCCAGATCCTCCTGGGTGTCCAATATAGGCTGGGTTGCTTGCTGCAGAGCCTCCTCCGCCGCCACCGCCAGTGTTTGCAGATCCACCGCTACCATTAAGGTTCATATCTGTTCCATTTCCTCCGCCGCCAGAGCCTCCAGTTCCTCTAGTCCCTCCATATCCTGCTCCTCCGCCGCCGCCTGCATATGTTACAGATGAGCCAGTTATTGATACGGCTACACC